TTTTATTAATAAATTTTTAAAAGACTTAATAAATAATGAAATTTTTAAAATTTATAAAGACAAAGATGGAAATTATGTAGATTTTTATATGATTCCTTTAGATCAATTTGAAGATATATTTACTGCTGAAATATTTGATAATACTCATGAATTAATGGATAATTATTATTTAGAAAAGGATAAACAAGAAAGAATAAAAGGACGTTCAGTAAATCTTCAAAAACTTGTTACTACTAATATTGAACGTTGTTTAAAAAAAGAAAAGAAATTAAATGAAGTATTAGAAAAATGTAATTTAAAAGATGATATTAAAATTAAAGGTGATTTATTAACATCATATATATACAGTATAAAAAAAGGGGACACTTCTTTTACAACTGTAAACTTCTTTAGTGAAGATGGCGAAGAAATTACAATACCTTTAGATGAAAATAAAACTCCTTCTGAAAATGTTCAAATTTATTATAAAAAATATAATAAATTAAAAAAATCAGAGGAATCTGCAATTGAACAATTAGAAAAAAATGAATATGAACTTAAATATCTTAACTCTGTATTAACTAATATAGAAAACTGTGAAAGTTATGCTGAAATTGATGATATAAAAGAAGAACTTATTTCAACTGGCTATGTTAGAAAAAGAAAAGTTAATGGTAAAAATAAAAAATCTAATCCTTCTAAACCCCTTCATTTTATTTCATCAGATGGTATTGATATTTTTGTAGGTAAAAATAATATTCAAAATGACCATTTATCATTAAAATTTGCAAATAAAAATTATATGTGGCTTCATACTAAAAATATTCCTGGTTCACATGTAATTGTATGCTCTACTGATATACCTGATAATACTTTAATTGAAGCTGCAGTTTTAGCTGCTCATTATAGCAAAGCTAAAGAATCATCAAAAGTAGATGTAGATTATACATTAGTTAAAAACCTAAAAAAACCAAATGGTGCTAATCCAGGAATGGTTATTTATCATACTAATTATACTATGACAGTAGAACCCTCTGAAATTAACAACCTGAATATAGTTAGAAGTTAGTAGTTATAAGTTAATAGTTAAGGTAGGGGATGTCGCATTAATAATAAATACTACAATATATTGTATTAATTTTTATTTTTTAAAACAATATATTGTGTATAAAAGTTTTAGTGCGACAGCCCCTTGAAATATAATTTTATAATTCAACTTAAGTTGAATTTATACCTTAACTACAAACTACACACTACTAACTTCTAATTAAGCTAAATGTGATTTACTACCATATCTCCATGATTTTTTATTTTTTCATTATCAAAATACTGATAATAATAACACTTTAACTTACCATTATATAATTTTCTATTCTTAGTTGCTTTTCTTCCAAATGGATTTTCAAATCCCTCATATGATGTTAATATATTAAAATCCCAAGTATCAAGTTTTCTCTTATTCATTCCTAAATATTTATAAAGTTCTTCAACTTCTTTCTTTTCTCCTAATCTTTCACCATAAGGAGGATTTGTAATTATAAATGCATTTTTTTCATTACCAGAAAATTGTTTAAAATCTCTTTTTTGGAATTCTATGTACTTAGCTACTCCAGCTTTTTGTGAGTTACTTCTTGCAATCTTAAGCATTCTTCCATCTATATCATATCCAATAAGTTTTATATCCTTGTTTTTAATAGACCTTTCAGCACCTTCTTTAACTTGTTCAAATACATCTGGTCCTATTGTTGGCCAAGTTTCAGCAACAAAATTTCTAAACAACCCTGGTGCAATATTTTGCATTATCATTGCTGCTTCAATTAAAATTGTTCCTGAACCACAAAATGGATCAACTAAAGTATAGTCTTCCTTCCATCTTGATATTAAAACTAATGCTGCCGCTAATGTTTCCTTTAAAGGTGCTATACCAGCTTCTTCTCTATATCCTCTTTTATGAAGCCCAATACCACTTGTATCAATAGATAATGTTACAACATCTTTTAATATTGATACTTCTATTTTATAAACTGGACCATCTTCTGAAAAATGGCTTACTCCATATGATTCACTCATACTTGTTACTATAGCTTTTTTAACTATAGACTGACAATCTGGAACACTAAATAGTGTTGATTTAACAGATTTTCCTACAACGTGCATAACTCCATCTACCGGAATTATATCACTCCATTTTACATCCTTTGTTCCTTGGAATAACTCTTCAAAACTTCTAGCCTCAAATTCTGCCATTTTAATAAAAATTCTATCTGCAGTTCTTAAATGAACATTTGCAATTGCAATATCCATTTCATCCCCTTCAAAATGAACTTTACCATTTTCAACAGTTAAATCTTCATATCCTAAAGCTTTTAATTCTTTAGCTGTTATTCCTTCTAATCCAAAGGTTGTTGTTGCTACTAAATTATAATCCATTATTTAATTTCTCCTTCTAAGATTCATATATCTTAACTGAATCTTCTCCATCTATTTCGTTTATTGCAACTGAAACTATTTCATTTTTTGATGTAGGTATATTTTTTCCAACATAATCTGCTCTTATTGGCAATTCCTTGTGACCTCTATCAATTAATACAGCTAATTGAATTGATAACGGTCTTCCTCCATCAATTATAGCCTCAATTGCTGCTCTTACTGTTCTGCAAGTAAATAAAACATCATCAACTAATATTACCTTTTTACCTTTTACTTCAACGCCTAAATCAACTGAATTTACTTTAGGTATTTCTGTAATTTCACTTATATCATCTCTATAAAGAGTTATATCAACATATCCTACTTCTACAGATACTCCTTCTATTTTCTCTATATTTTCTGCAATTCTCTTTGCTAATGGATATCCCCTTCTTTTTATACCAATTAATACGATATCTTCAACACCTTTGTTTTTTTCAATTATTTCATGTGAAATTCTAATTAAACTTCTTCTAACAGCATTTTCATCTAATAAATTAGCTTTTAATTTCATAAAAATAACTCCCTATTTTATATTTTCTTAATTTATCTTATAGCTTTTTTTGTAATATGATTCATAAAAATCTATTTTTATTTTATATGACGAATTGTCAAGCTAAGTGCAACACTTAGATTGTTCTTCGTTAAATGCTTCTAACGGTGTCTTGTATCCAAGACATTTCCGTGGTCTATTATTTAAAATATCCTCAACAATATCAACATGATTTTGATTTATAGTAGAAAAATCAAATTTTTTAGGAAAGAATTCTCTAATCAAGCCATTTGTATTTTCATTAGTTCCTCTTTGCCATGAACTGTAAGCATCAGCAAAATACACATCTAAGTCTAATTTATTTTCTAACTCTAAATATCCAGCAAATTCTTTACCACGGTCTACAGTCAATGATTTTAAATTATTCCTACCAAATTTGCCTAATGCAATAATACAATGTTCATTAAAAGTAGAAGCTTTTCTATTTTGCATTATTCTGATTTTTGTTAAACGTGTTTTTCTTTCAACGAAAGTTGAAAGACACGCCTTAGATTTTCCCCTACTTGAAACAATAGTATCAAGTTCCCAGTGTCCAATATCTAATCTTTTTCTTACATCTTTAGGTCTTTGACTTATTGTTTTCCCTATATTGAATTTACCTCGAGTTTCTCTTGGTTTTAGTGATTTACCCTTCCTGCGAAGCAGGTCAACGGAACAGTGCTCCAAAATACCTTTATATAGCCAAGAGTATATAGTGCTAAATGAAATTATTTGTTTATTAAATTCAAGTTTTAGACGACCTGAAATCTGTTCTGGAGACCAGTGATTATTTAGCTTTTCTTGAACATAGTTTACTAACGAAGCGTTAGCAATTTTTCCATGAGGTTTACATTTAACTCTTCTGTTTTCATATTTATCTTGAGCTACATGAGCTTTGTATCTTCCATTAAGATTGTTTCTTTTAATTTCTCTTGAAATACTTGATTTATTTCTGTTGAGTTCTTTGGCTATTTTAGATAAACTCCATCCTAAATTTAAATATTCTACTATACAACAACGTTCATTTATAGTAATATGTTTATAGCTCATACAGTCACGTCCTTTAAAGTGGTTTTCTAGTCAATTATTACTTTAACATGAACGTACCCGTATGGGTTATTTTTTTTGCAATTAATTAGTGTTGCACTTGATATTGTAATTTATCATAAATAAAAATTATAGAGGTAAAAATATGGGGATAGGAACAGAAGTATTTACAATGCCAGGAAGTAAGTTTAAGGCAATTTGTTTAAATCCAGTTGAAGATCCAGAAAAGATAAAAGAAATTTCGCAAAGATACTATGAGGGTTTAGTTAATGCTTTAGAAATTACTTTTGGGGAAAACTGGGCAACGGAAGTTTTTAAACAAAGGGGATGGACACAAAAAGATTTTATAAAGGTAGGGGATAAGTATGAGTTGAGGCAGAAAAATGATAAAGATTGTTCTAATAAATAATATTTAAGAATAGGATAAGTAAGGCTGAAAAGCCTTTTAAAATTCTCAGATATGCGAAAAATGCTGTAGAAAAAAATATAATGGAGGAAAATAAAGTGGAAAATATTAAACATATACATAAAGATATTGTAGTAATAAAAAAAGATGGAGAATTAGTAGTAACAAGTAGACAAATTGCCGAAGATTTTGGAAAAAGACATAGTCATATTTGTGATACTATTAGAAATTTAACTGCCGAAAATTCGGAGGTTAAAAAAATGATGATAGAAAGCAAATTTGAACATAGAGGGAATGAATATACAGAGTATTTATTAACTAGAGATGGTTTTAGTTTACTGGTTATGGGATTTACAGGTTCAAGGGCATTAGAATGGAAGCTTAAGTATATAGAAGCATTTAATAAAATGGAACAAGCTATTAAAAATCCTTATGGACATTTAAGTAAAGAGGTACAAGCTATATTTGCATTAGATCATAAGCAACAACAATTAGAGGTAGAAGTTAAAGAACTTAAGGATGGTATGCCACTTTTTAATGTTGAATGTAAAGAGCTCCAGGCTTTAGTTAGAAAAAAAGGGATAGAAGTATTAGGTGGTAAAGGTAGTCAAGCTTATAAGAATAATAGCCTAAGAGGCAAGGTTTATGCAGATATTCAACATGAATTAAAGAGAGAATTTCAAGTTACCAGATACGAAGCTATCAAAAGGTGTCAGTTAATTAAAGCTAGAGAGATAATTGCAGATTATAAAGTACCTTTCATGCTTAAAGATGAAATTATAAGAGTTAATAATCAAATTAATTTTAAAGACGTGGTTTAAATGATAGGCAATAAAGTATGTACTGCAATACGATATAAAACGTTTAAAGAGAAGATATCTTTAACAAAGAAATATAAAGATAAACATATAGAAGTTTATAAAAATTATATATTAGTTATTTATTAATGGGAATCTATGGAATGTTTAAATATATGGGGCATATGCACATTTGTAATGTCCCTAGTATTAATAATTGTTATTGGATTAATGTTTATAATTGCATCTATTTTAGATGGAGTAGACAAGCTAATAAAGAGAATTAGGAGATAATCATGAAAGAATTAAAAGAGAAACTGCATCAAGCAATTGATGAATACGGAATAAGTGATGAAAGAACTGTTGCTATTAGCCAAGAGTTGGACAAGGTAGTTTGTTTTGAGCAGAGAAAGTTGATGAGAGTGAATGTTAAATGTGTGAATTAAGGAATTTAACAAGAAAAGAGAAAAAGTTTTTGATAAATAATAATTGTGATCCAAAAGATTATTTATTTTTTAAAGACTTATGGGCATTTAAAAAGGACTTACCTTAACAAGTTATTAAACAGGGTAAGTCCAAACCTAAAAATTCAATTATAAGTATAGCATAAAATATATAAAAATTATAGATAGTAGAAGGAGGAATGTAATAATGGCAGAAAGACGAATGTTTGCAAAAACAATTATAGATAGTGATATTTTTCTAGATATGCCCTTAAGTACACAAGCATTATATTTTCATCTTAGTATGAGGGCTGATGATGATGGATTCATAAATAATTCTAAGAAAATTCAAAGAATGATAGGATGTGGAGATGATGATTTAAAGTTATTAATAGCAAAGAAATTTTTACTACCTTTTGAATCAGGAGTTGTGGTAATTAAACATTGGAGAATTCATAATTATATTCAAAATGATAGATATACTGAAACAAATTATAAGTTTGAAAAATCTACGCTAAATATAGATGAAAATAAATCTTACACCTTAGAAGAAACTGGAAGAAAATTGATAAAAAATAAGATAATTAAGGTTAAAAATGAGTTGTATCCAAATTGTATACATGATGGATACGCTATGGATACACAGGATAGGATAGGTAAGGATAGGATAGGTAAGGATAGGATAGATAAGAACAACCTAGAAGAGATAACTGAGGATAGTTGTAGTAGTATAGAAAAAGACTTAGATGTATTTAAGCATTTTGAAAAGTGTGGCTTTATAGTAAATGCAATGTTAATGGAGCAAATATCTAGTGATATAGAAGTTTATAGCAAACAATGGTTAATAGATGCAGCAACCGAAGCTATGAATAGAGGGAAAATTAATAATTATAAATATGTTTTAGGAATATTACAAAATTGGTTATCAAAAGGAAGGAGTGAAAGTGATGGAAGTAGCAGAATTACTAGCAACAACAATAGGGAAAAGTCTGATGAATGGGTTGGATTATGATACTACTATAAAAGTTTGTGAAAAGTGTGGAGATCCAATTCAAAAAGATATTGTAATTCTAAATGTTCTTAGAAGAGTTCCTATAGTTTGTAGTTGTAGAAAGAAAGAGCTAGAGGAAAAAGCAATTGAAGATGAGAATAAGGAAAAGCAAATTAGATTAAATAGCATATTTAAAAATAGTTTAATGGATGAAAAATTTAAACAATGCACATTTGAAAATTGGAATCATGATATTGGTTCAGAAAAGATTTTTAACATATGTAGTAAATATGCTAGTAACTTTACTAAAGCTAAAGAAAACAATTTAGGTTTATTAATATACGGAGCACCTGGTAATGGGAAAACTCATGCAACTGCTTGTATAGCTAATTATTTAATGCTAAGAGGAACGCCGACAATTTGTGTAAGTATTAATAAAATGCTTGAAAGAATAAAGGAGACATATTCTTCTTATGGAAAAGAGGGAGAAGAAACTATACTAAAGAGCTTATCTAATGCAGATTTATTAATAATTGATGATTTAGGTACTGAACAAAAAAATGAGTGGTCAGCATCTAAAATATACAACATTATTGATAGCAGGTATAGAAATTCATTACCAACAATTATAACAACAAATATTAATATTAATGACTTGGAAAATATGTATCACAAAAGAACTTATGACAGGCTGATGGAAATGTGTACACCAGTAGTAAGTGATGGTAAGAGTATAAGAGCTCAAAAAGGTAAAGAAAAGTTTAATATATTAAGAGAAATTATAGGATAGTTTGCTATTAATGCTTTAGGGCATTTATATAAATAAAAAATATTAAAGAAAGGACCTTTGGACAGGCTATTAAAAGTAGTGGGGATTACAGATTTAGAATGTTTAAGTTCCTTTCAGAGATATTTATCTGGAGTAGATCATGGATAAAGAGGAATTAGAAGATATTATAACAAGGACAGTTGAATATTACTTTGAAGGCTTAACTTTTAAAGAAGCTATAAATAAAGCGTTAGAAGAAGGGTGAAAATATGGAAATAACTTATGTATACAGAGAAAGATGGAATGGAGAATACAAAGAAAAAAGATTTTATAGTTATGAAAGCTTAGGTAAATGGGTAGCAGATAATGCTACTGAAATAATAAACATAGATTGTATTCAGGAAGAAGATTAGAGAATAATTTGGAGGAAAAGTTAATGTGTTATCAAGCAGTGATTTATACAGATGCTGTAATAAGAAATACAATTATAGCAAACTCATTAGAGGTTTTAAAAAGTAAATGTGAACCTTGGATTAATGATGAAAAAATCACAAGTATTAAAGTTATGAAAGTTGAAGATGTAGGATATTTTAAACTTTCTAAAGAGTTTGAAGAAATTTTAAAAGACCAAATGTTGTAAAAATTATTAGTGAGGGAAATATAGATGTTAAATGTAATAGAAGGTCAAGTATCAATATTTGACATTCCAGTAATAACACATAAGGAAGAAGTTAAGAATGTCATGAAAAGAGTAATATTTAAGCCTAAACATAGATGGCAAGCTAATCTTTTCAATAAGTTTAAAGTTGGCAAAGAGTATGAGGTTGTAGATGAATATAAAAATAGATGTGGAATTGAATTTTATGTAATTGATGGAATTGAAAAAGAAGCATGGCGTGAATTGTTTGAAGATATAAAAGAATAAGTTGATATTAATGCTTAATGCATTTATATAAATAAAAATATTAAGAAAGGACCTTTGGACAAGCTATAAGATGTAGTGGGGATTACAAATTTAGATATTGTTTTAAATGGTCCTTTAATAAATGATCTTTGAAAATTGAATAGTACGGTATTTAATAGAGGAATTGTCATAATTTATAATAATATTGTATAATAGGGTTATATTGGTATATAGAAAGGGTGATAATGATGGCAGGAGTAGTTTTAAGTGTAATTTTAATTATGGCATTAATTTTAGGTGTCTATATATTTGGAGTATATACTGCAAGTAGAGAAGATAGTGAAATGCACATAGAAAAAGAAAATAAAGATAAAAATGTTATTATAGAAATATTTTTTGAGGTAATATTATCATTTATAATTGTATTTTCATTTATGTTTTTATTTGAACTTATTGGGTTCAAACAAGAGCAAACAGGTATTGCAGTTTCTATTATAGTTGTTTTTACTATTATTTTTTGTACAAATAAAATTATTAATGAAATAAGAAAAATAAATAGATAGATTTCTAATAAACCAATTTA